AGTAACCCGCCCTGTATTTGAATCAACTGAAGCATTAGATGGAAGTGAAATTTTTAATCCTTTAATGTGATAACGCCGTTGAGGTATTCCGTTGAAGTTTCTCGAATCAAAACGAAGATAACAAAGGGCAGCATTTGGGTATCTAAATTTTTCATCAATAATTTCTGTATAACTTGCCCATGTTGTAGCAGTCTGATTCTTACTCGTTTGGTTATCTGCCGTAACTCTTACTAACTTAATATCAACAGGGAAAGCACCTGTTAAAGAAAGAAGGTAATCACGTTGATAAGCATTACTGCTTTTACCATTAAAATGACATTCTTTTACTGTGTTATAACCACCGCCGTTGTATTGAATTTGGATTCTTAAATGAACAGAATTACCAACAATGTCTCCATCATCTTCAAATTTTTGTAAGGCTGGAAGACTTAAAGTAACCCGCACCCTGTCTGTTGTTGTATCTGTTATTTGCCTGATAACTGGCGAAGCATTTGTAATGGAAATACCTACATTTGTCTCTCTTTGGCTTCCTATTGCCTGACTTATATATGATTGATTTTGTGTCCCTGTTCTTGTCGCTACAGAATAACCCTCAAAGTTAGTACTTCCATTACTGCTTTTAATCGGAGTTCCATCTAAATAAATACCTTTCTCTGTGTCAAGTATTCCTTCAATTGGCCCTTCACAAAGTAAATCAATTACCTCGACCCGTTGAAAACTTTGAAGGGTGTCATCTGCTTCTGTTGGGGTGTGACTTTTCCCGCCGCCTTTGCCACCTCCTCCAGAGCCAGCAATATTTGGTTTTAAATCAGATTCACTCATGCGTCAAAGGTGTCAAGGCCAGCACTTAAAACAGCAGAACCGACAAAACATTTACCATAAACAATTGGGATTGCTCCGCCTTGTTGTGCTGTTTGCTGAATCCCACTGAATGAAAAACTTTTTAATTTATTTGCTTCAGGTGGAGCTTTAGGAACAGGCGTAAGCATTTGAGAGACTCCACCAAGCATTAAAGCTACGCCCATATATCCAACCATCTTTCCAATTGAAAGTGCACCAATAGTTGCACCACCAAAACCTCCAGCAAAGCCAGCCGCCGCACCTGCACCAAAACCACCCGTCGCCACAACAAGTCCAACCATTGCAGCCCCTAGAAAGAAACGACCAAGCCCACCTCCTGAACCAGCAAAAACAGGTGTGATATGAAAAGTTTCTTTTTCGCTCCACGGGAGAAAAAGATTCTCGCAGTTATCTTCTCCTACTTCAGTTTCACCTAATAAGACTTTATAAACGATTCCATCTTGTCCGCTATCGACTAGCCATTTATCAAGACCAGAAAAATTTGCACATAAAGCCTTAATCGCTTCAGCCGCATTAAACACATCAAGTTCAAAGGTTCCTTGACCTCCTAATCGTTCTTTTAAAACTCCGTAGACCTTAACGACTTTCATGTCTTAATACCTTTGCCGTCATTTTATGATAATAGCCTCCCCACTTATAAACATCCCTACTTGATAAACGGTTAGTGACGTGGTGGAGAATTACATTTTCTCCTAAATAAATTGCTGCGTGGTTGGGAACTGGGCTTTCAATATTCATTAAAATAATATCTGCATATTGAATCTCTTCGACTTTTACTTCTCTCATTCCTTCCTTTTTAAAATTATCAAGGTAAAGATTTTCTCCTTTATGCCACCAATCGTCCTGTCGATTATATTCACTCATTGCGATATTTAATTCGCCTTTATACCAATCTTTCCAAAGGGTATAACAGTCAACAATTCCATGCGCCCATTGGCGGCCCACATAAGGGAGCTTGAATCCTGACGGCTCATAATATCCCCATTTTTCAGTATTTGGATTAACGATAAACCAAGGTAAATCACTCCTTTCACAAGCGACCTTATCCGCCTCGCTAGGGTTTTGATTTGTTGTCGGATGTGAGTGAATGACCCCTACAATTTCGCCTTGTTTTTCACATTTTAAATAATCGGACGGATCAAGACAAAAATGTAATTCAGGTTCTTCCGCTTGATTCTTACAACGAAAATATCTTTCTCGACCTTTGACTATATGAACAAGGCCAACACTTTCTCTAGGGCTTTCTTCCTTTGCATGAATTAACGCTTGTTCTTTTATTTCTTCGCTTATCTTCATCTCACTTTCCCGGCACTCGGGAACGACCCGAAAGGTAACTCACCATTATTTCCAAAGCGAAGTTTACAACTTTTTAAAGACTTCCCGCATCTATCAGAAGCAAGCGATCCTGTTGGATTGTTATCCGCATCCCAATAATTACTACCTGTGTAACTACATTCAGAACTTCGATAAGCCCACTGACAGACGTTTGCAATCAATTGTCTTTTAGGAATAAATTGCCCTGCTAAATCAAATTTTGAAGCTAATTCAAACGAAACAATTTCTCTGTTTTCTGTTTCTTTTCTGTCGATATACCAAATTTCAACAGGCCATTGAGCATTAGGATCGGCTGTTGTTTCTCCGTCTAAGTATCTTTTAAGTGTCCTGATCCTCCTGACTTCTGCTCCTGTTAAATCGTTATGAGCTGTCACAGCATTAACATCAAGCAAAAGAGCTGTAATCAATCCATCTGTATTTGCAACTGTCAGAGTTGGTCTAGGTAACGAACCTGAAGACGTTTGTTCAAAGCCTTCTGCCTTGATAGCAAAACTGTTGTAAGTGTTCCCATCCCATACAACACCGCCTGTTAAAGCGGCATTGCAACCGTTATGCCATCGGGTAATATTTGAACTTCCATGTAATGAGTTATCAAGTCTTAATTCAAAAAGTTCAATAATTGCACTAGGAGCAAGGACAGAGAGATCTGCATAAACACTACTAATTGCCTTCCAAGTAACAGACCCATCAGTTGCCTCAACTCCTATATCTGTAGGCCAAACAGGTTCAGAACTTCCGCTTGTTCCAGCCGTTACGCATTTAAAAAACAGACCTGTAACTTGATCTGTTGCGGCTCTTCTTGTATCTCCTAATGCGTAAGCTGTTGAAGCAGCCCAAGATGCAACTGCCATGTTTTAAGGCTCCGCTACTTCATCAAAGGTTGCTTGAATTGTTGCTCTGTTGTGATAAGGAATTGTTTTTGACCACGACTGACAAATGAATTTTGAAGCACTACTTTCGCCCGGTGGAGTCCAGTCGAAAGATTCACTTCCACCTCTTGCGTCCAAGAAATCTGAAATTGTATCTGCATCTGTCTCGCTAATATTTCGCCACGCTGGACTATAAGATTTTAAATTTTGATTTAAGCCAAAAACTGTTCTCATCGAATAGCCATCACCAAACTGAACCTGCTTAACTTTTGGACTACTTGATTTGTTTATCCCGTAGCTTGGATTTGGAGCTGATGGGGATGTGCTTGCATTTGGAAATGTTGCCATAAATTTAACCTGCTAAGATTCCGCCCGGTCTACGCTGGCGAATCAGTTCGGCTTGAATTGCACCTGCCAACATGTTACCCAATTCTGTTGCTTGATTATCATCGCCTTCAGCTTTAGTGCCAGAAGCATCAACATTAACAACAACAGAAGTTGAACCTCCTCCTCCCCCGAGTCGGTCATTAGGGATGATCGTTCCAGACCTCCCGGGAACGAACATTTCTGGTCCTTTTTCCCCTACGACATAAGGTGATCCACCTTTCACAGAACCTCCTTCCGCCCTAAAACCCGGAAAGCCCATCCCTGAGAATGCGGCACTAATGGCCATGTCGAGCAACATGTCCGTAATTTTATTAGCAATATTTCCAAGCATGTCACCCAATGACTGAGTGCCTTGGATTAGCCCCTTAATTCCTTGCGCCAAGCTTTGACTAATTGTTTCCCCAATCTTTGTAAATCCTTCGTTAAGCTTTTTCGTTAATTCAATTTGTCTCTGCAACGAAGCTTCTGCTTTCTTGTCTGCTTTTTCTTTTTCTAGTCTTTTCTTTTTCTCCCCTTCATCTTCTGTAAAGAAATCACCAATAACTGCACCTGCTTTTTTCAAATCCTCAATTCCTGTGACCTGCTTAACGGCCCATTTCATCCATCCGGGCAAGGAATCCCAAAACTGATTAACAAGTTCAAGAATTTTATTAAATGCTTTTATAAAAGGATCGACGATCGTTTTAGCAATTTTTCCGGCCGCTTCACCCACTACAGCCGCGCCTTGTTGAGCCTTTGCAAAACCGACTTCAGTAGCTTTGATAAAGGCAAACCATCCTTCAGTAAGTTTTTGAATTGGCCCATCCTTGCCACTGGCAAGACCTAAACCTTCGAAGAAACTGCTTGCAATTTGCCCCAACAAACGGAAAGGCAAAGTAACCGTCTTAATTGTAAAGCCCAAATACTCCACGCTTCTAGCAAGCCCACGGATAACAAGTTTTAAAAGTTCTCCCATTTCCGAACCATCTGCAAAAATATTCTGAAACGCAACACCAAGCCGTTTTATTTGACCTTGTATCGTGTCCGACGCGGTAAAGGCTGCCCGAGCTGCCGCACCTTGCGCGTTTACTTGATTTTCTAAAAGTTGGTTGAATTTCTCTGTATCTTGAATAGCAACAGAAATACCTTTAAACGCTTCAATGCCAAAAGCTTCTTGAAGTTCAGCCGTTGAGAAGCCTTTTAATTTTTCTAACGTTCCACCTAGCCCATCAGCGGCGAGGCTGACGTCATTCATTTCAATTCCTAATTTTTTCCCTGCCTGTCCGCTTGATATTTTTGCTAACGCTGCATTAAGTCCAGTGAACGCCGTTTCTGTTTGAGTACCTGCCGCAGTTGATTGAGCAATAACCGCGTTGACTTCTGCCAGCGGAACTTTTAAGCCCGCCGCAGTCGTCGCGACCTTACCAATATTGCTTGAGTACTGGCCAATGGTGATAATTCCGTCCGCCTGTGTTTGTGCGAACTGATCCATTAAGAACGCCGCGTCGTCCGCAGTTTTTCCGTAAGCGTTTAAAACTTTTACAGCAGCGCCGCCTGATGTGTTGATGTCGGTAAATCCGCCAGTTGCTCCAAGACTTGCCGCTTTTAATATCTTGGCCGCGTCAGCCGCATCGGTAAAGCCCGCAGAAGCAACGTCATAAGCCGCCGAAGTCAATTCAACGACGCTTGCTTGTCCTTGCAATTCAGCCGATAAGAGTTTTAAATTACCGACGAGCTTGTCACTATTCCCTCCAAGAGTTTCAAATTTTGCCTCGGCGAAATCTTGTTTAACCAGCGTCGCAAATACTTGTTGAAGAACTGCGCCAGCCGCAATCAACGCGGTAATAGGACCAAGAGCGCTTTTCAACGCCATCCCCGCGCCATGAATTGCTGGAGTAGCCGCTTTAGCCGAAGCTCCTAAACCAAAGAAACCAAGAGCCGAAGCTTTTAATCCACCTTGAACGACCTTTAACTTTGAGCCTTGCTTATTAATCGTGTTATTAAATTTCTTTGCTTGCGCGTCAACTTTTTTTAGACCATTTATTGTCTGTCCAGTTTCAAGACGTAAAGCAATACCGACTTGTTTCATTATTTACACCGCCTCAAAAACATCGAAAGTAATCCTGACCTGAGTCTGAAAATATGATTCAGGTTCGGGATTAACAAAAACTTCAGGGCCAACAGGCGCATCAAAATAAACCCCTGAAACTTTCACCTTATTATAAAGATCTCGAATCCTTTTACCGACGATAAAATTTTCACCCGGTCCCATTCCTTTCGTACTAAATACATTAAAAACAACAACACCGCTTACCTTATTCTGATCCATCGAAACATAAGAACTACTGCCAAAACTAATATCGCATTGAACCCAAGTTTTTTTATTTGGTGGTTTGAAAGGCGTGTTATTAAAAACGACCGTAACAGGTGGCGTACCAGTTACAAGTTCATCTTGTAGACGCGTTTCAATCGTCGATCTGACTGTGTTTAAATCTGCCGCAGCCATTACTTACCACCCCAAGAACGCCAGAGTTGCTTTCCTCTATCTTCGAGGTCTTTTTCAATTAAGTCAATCCAGCCGACTTTTTGTTTAGGAGCTTCGCCCCTTTTCTTATTTCCACTTCTATATTTCCCACCCCAAGAAGGCGGCAAGCTTGTCCCAAAAACGACAGGCTCCGCGTAGGGCAAATTATTATGCACATAATAAGTATTGCCAACTTTTTCTTTTCCGACTTGGTAATTACTTCCTCTAGCTGGCCCCGCATTTTGATATTTACCCGGTGGCTTTGGTGCGCCGCTTGTGTCGTTTTGTCCTATCTGCCAACTAGCCGCAAGTCTTCCTGTATCAACTGGCGTTCCTTCTTTTACTAACGAATCGGCTTCTAAAACCAAAACGCGCATTAATTGATCCAACTCCTTTTCATATTCTGGACCCATATCAAGAATAGAAATATTGTCAAACATTACGCCCTCAAATACAGAACATAATTAAGAAAAACGCCCGCTTGTATTTCTTTTTCAACCCTAATAATTTGATATGTTATCCCACTCATAATAAGTTCATCAGTCGTCGAAGGCTCAACAGTTAAAGCGTCAGAGGCAATCATTATTTTTAAATCGTCGCCCTGAATTAATTCGTTAACTTCCCGTTGATTCACAGACGACAAAACACCCTTTAAAGAAGTATCACTTGTCGAGCGATTAACTTTACTGTTCTTAACGTCGTACGTTCCCATCGTCACGCGCCTAAAAGTCACAGAGGTTCCGATGCCTGTCGTTGCGACAACTTTACCGATGACTTTTTTTAGGCCCGCTTCAAGTCCCATTTATAAATAATAGGCAATTAAAGACCCGGCGCTTGTTTGGGTGATACTTGTAAAGATCCCTTCAATGTCTGTGCTTGCTTTTAAATCAATTCCAGAAACAGTTGAAGATCCGTTTTTTGTGACGTTTGGAGAAACCAAAGTAACAGTTGAATCAGTTAAGCAAGTAATCTTTCCAAACCGCCCTGTGTGGGCATTTGTGTCTGTGATGATAACCGCTGATGAATAGGCGTAACCCATTTTTTAACTCCGTTTGATTGAGACATTACCCGGTCCACTTATTCTAAGACCTGTGAGCATTCTTTCATACATTGGCGGAACACGATCAGCGCCAACAGCTCCCGTTGTCATAGGTTCAACAGCAATTCCACCAACTCCAACACGTTTGTAATCTTCCAAGCCTGAAAGACCTAAACCCGCTTTGTTGTTGTTTAAATAAACCGCCAATATTATCTGTGCTTCTTTTATCTGTTCAGGTATTTCCGTCGTTGTAAAATAATCAGCCGTTAACGTATAAGGAAAACCAGAAATTGAACGGTTATAAGTGTCAGGCTTTAAGACTCCTTCTCTTGGCCATTGCATCCCCTGAGTATCTGTTGCCCTAGCGCCTAAAAATCTTTCACGGTCGATTCTTACCGCCGCAGTATATAAAGCTCTGTTCTTTTGGTCAGTTGTTGCGGACGCCCACGCGGTCACGTCGTCATCTTCAACAAGACCATCAATCAAGTCTTGCGCGTCACTTAGCGACAGATAACTGTTCGCGTTCGATGCCCCGACTGTGTGATGAATCGTTATTGCCATTTGTTAAAGGCTTGGTTTTTCTTTTACGTTTTGGCTTTGCCTTGACAGTAGAACAGGAAGCCGTCGAAACGGCCTCCAATTCTGCTTGCCTTCGCCTAAATGCGAATAATCCCATTAGTGGGCAGAAGTTACGCCAGAGTAAACAGTGATCGCTTCAGAGCCGCTTGCGATAGCTGTAACACGTCCTAAGAAAGCGCGTGTTGCTGCCGCCGCTGCGGTGTTTGTGTTATCACCGTCAAGAGTAACGCCTGTTCCTCCTACCAAAGTCATCGCGTGAGTAGAGGCAGCCTGATTTCTCAAAGTGATTGAGAAAGTTGTACCAATACGAACACCAGACCCAAGCTCGGCAACGATTTCCGCTGCTGTTGCTGTGGTGACATCTTTGCCACCTGTAGGAGTCATTACGACAAGACTGTTTACAGACTGTGCCGCTGTCAAAGTTGTGTCAGCGTCGGACGCTGCTACAAGTTCAACGCTTGAGTTCTCTCTGCCAAAAACAGGATTCTCAAGTTGGAAAATACTAGCCATTAGTCCATATTAGATAAATTGGACACTCTTACGATCCCAACGTTTTTGGTCTCGTATACCTTGCTCCAGTTAGTAACTGTCGAAAGCTGCGCGGCTGTAGGATTCGCTGTAGTCACTGCCCACTTACTTCCGATTGGATGGTAAATGTAGTGAAGGTCGAAACTCATAGCATCAGACTTTGCAAGAATGTCCCTGTCAAATTCTGTTTTGAGTCCTGCCTGTTGGCCGCTACCTACTGAACCGTTAGCAAACAAATAAGTCGCGTAAACTGTTGAAGATCCAGAGCCTTTAGTTGTTACGTCATCAGAAACAATAACGTTTAAACCGCAATACTTAGGAACAGTACCTTCGCCACCGTAAGCCGCAGCAATTGAACCACCTGAAGCGGTAGCACTTGCATTTGTATCCGTCGCAAGGACGAAATCAACCATTTTGCGCTCTAGCAAATCGTAGAAAACGTTGCTGTGAACACAAATGGAAGTAAGCTTTCCGCCTTGATCGCCAAGCTTTGCCTTTGCCTTTGCAATATGGCCGGGGCTTAATGCTGTTCTTGTATCACCTGCTAAAGCATCAACAGCTAAATCAGAGAAAGCGGTGTTTCCTGCATTAAGAGCAGAAAGATCACCAAACACACCCGCCAAAGTATTTAATAAATCCTTCTGACGTTCGTGAGCAATATAAGAAGCAAGCTTTGTACCAACTGCCTTAAGAGGATCAGAACCAGCCGCTAATGCTGCTAAGTCTCTAGCTTCGAAAGCATCGCCACGATGTAAAACCGCTGCGACTTGCTTGTCTGCTGTGATCTTCTCAGGAACAAGAGAAGTGCTGTCTGTTAAAACCTTGAATGTGCTGTTAAGGTTCGCATTCCAAAAAGGAACATTAACGAAATCACCACCATCCTCAGAAGCGTTGAGCTGCGCCATTGGTTGAACAACACCAGACGCCAAGAAGGCATCCTTTTTTGTTGTCTCTTCATTGACGTAGCTCTCAAACACCTCGGGGATAATGACGTCGCTTCTAAGCGTGGCCATTGCCGAAATCTATGAAAGTGTATTATTCGCCCGCAGGGCTACAGTCCGCAGCGCAGCCTTGAAACTGTTACCGACTATATTAGCGCGTTATCTTATTTGTTTGCAGAAATTATATCCTTAGCCTTTAACCAAGCGTCACGACCATATCTTTTATAAATATCATGCTCCACATCATGCTCGCCATTAGCGAGCCTTTTCATTAGGTCGGAATCAATGCCCGCAGCATTCCCAGACGCAGAACTTCGACTTGCTGGCGCTCCGCTTCCTTGAGGTGAAGGATCTTTTAATAAATAATCGCGCTTATCTTCGACGAGTTTATTTTTGATCCACTCGGTAACGGGTGGTCTGTCGTATCCATCAATAACAACAGGGACGCCATCTTTCATTTCGATCTTTTCTTTAGGCAAGAAATTATTCAAAACGAGATCAGGATCTCGAACGACTTCAGATAAAGCTTGAACGGCTGGATTGATTAACTCAAGATTTTTAACTTTGGATTCAAGCTCTTGAATTGCTTCTTTTTGCTTTGCCTCCCTTTCCCTGAATTGTTCCTCCCTTGCTGTTAAGGCTTCGCTGTATTTCCCTTTACGTTCCAGCTCCGCTTGTTCACTTTGCTGTTTAAAGGTTAATAATTCGTTGATGTCGGTTCCTTCAGGCAAACCCGAAAGAGTTTCTTCGACCTTTTTAAACTTCCTTTTTTCTTCTAGGAGTTCTTTATTCTTGATGTCGGTCGCATCAATACGACTTTCAAGCTTTTTAACTAAAGCTTGTAATTCTTCGACACTGGCTTGATTTGAATCGCTCGGCGCAGCTTCGCGATTTTGTTCGTCTGACATGAAAACCCGCAGGGTTGCATTTATATACTAACAATAGCCCTTCTTCTTTGCACCTTTGCCCTTTTTCTTCTTTTTCATTTGCTTCATTTGCGACTTAGACATATACTAACAAAATGAACCCCATCAAAGTAAAAACGCCGCAGGGTGAGCTTTTGCTGTCTCACATCAAAAGGACTGTTAAGGCAACAGGGCCGGAGATTGCTGTGAGTTGGTGGAAGATGGAAGTAAACGAAGGTTTATATGGTGTTCATGGGCATCTATTAGACCCGAACGATTGCGACGTTGTTGACATAATCAGCGCCGCATCTCAAGCCGCCGGTTTTGCAAATATAGAGATCCCAGAAGAAGCCCAAAAACAAGCCGAAAAAGATTTGAAAGATTATCCTAATTCTATAAACTCGTTGCCCTAGACATCCCGACAACCATTTCGAATAAGTCTGGATGGAATTTATATAATTTAACCATCTTCTCAGCATCCGCGAATGTTTCAACGCTCATTGTCAAAACTTCCGAAGGTGTAAACGCTTGAGTTCCTAATCCAAACTCAGGGAACTTATAATCACCGTAAACTTTCCCCATGTAAGGGTGCAAATAATCATCTACAAAAGCAACTTCAGCGTCTTTATATCGAACATTCGTAATATTTTTCAATTTATAAACGGGCTTATTCATCTTCTCAGTTAATCCATACACAGGGGATGATCCCGGTTTATCCATGTATCTCTTCAATAGATCTTTATCTTTAATAGCCTTCGATCCAATTTCTCCGAAGCCTCTCTTGAATTTCCATTGATTCGTGAAGGCGTTAAGCTTAGGGTTTGCCACTTCTACGGAATGACTTATTTCGTGGAAAGTTGTTGACTTGCTCCATGTCCCGTCCCATTTCTTCGACGTTGTAATTCTTCCCGTCCAAAATTCACAAGAAGCCCTGTTTGCCTTTCCGATTTTTGTAATAGGCGGAATGCCATTCGCGTTAGGAACAAACCCGTTCCCGTTAAACATTCGAACATATTCATTTAAATGAGATTTTAAAATTTTCCGATCTGCCTTCGTGATAGAGCTGGTGAATTTAACTTGATTTACAAAGCCATCGACTTGAGCATCTGACAGACTTGTTTTAAACATTGATTCTCTAAGGGCTTTGAATTTACCTTTTAACTTCTCTGTGCTTTTTATATAACGGTCTTGCGCTTTTTCCCATTCCTTAAATAGAGCTGTCTGACTTTTTGAAGGATCAGAAGAGTTATATATATCTAACATTTCAGCTTTTAACTTTTTCACTTCGACGATTTGTTCTTTGATTCCCACTTCTTTAATTATTTTCCTGCCCTCTTTCCTTAGCTCATCAGGATTAGATTCGACAAGCCTCTTTTTAAATTCCGGCTGCTTTGGTTTTGGCTTTGCTTTTGGTTTGGGTTTCGCTCCCATTTTTCCATAAGACTTTTGTAATTGCTTCAGGCTTTTTTCACTTCCATCTGAACTTACAAATTTCGCAATGGCCTGATCTGGGCCAACCTTCTTCGATAACTTGTCGAAGTATTGAAACTTACCCCGCCATACTTTTTTGCCACTTGCAAGCGTGACCTGTTTCCCTCCTAATATTTTCGCCCGCATCTGAGGCGGTTGTTTTTGTAGCCACGACCCGTAAGAAGTTCCAGTCGGAACAGGCCCACCAACAGCGGCCCTTGTGCTTCTCGTGAAGTTTGGCGGCGGTATGTCTAAGCCTTCATAATCAATAGTTGCAACAGTCCGGCATCTGCAATTGAAATGTTGAGGCGGTGTTGGTCCCTGACCATATTTGAAAACCTTCTGATCGAGCGCCATACATTGAGGCGCGGTCCTGCTGTCTAACGTCGCCAACCATTTATAACTTTGTGTAATATCGCTGTTTTGTTTATAGACCGACTGAGCTGCTGTATCGCTGACCTGTTGAATTGAAGTACGAACAAGCGTTGAAATTTGATGGTTAGCCATCCGGGTCGCTTCCCCACCTGCTAACGCGAGCTGTTTCGCTGTCCTTGCTTTTTCTCCAAAATACAATTGACCAAGAAGACGCCGCCCGACCTGTTGAGTTGTTTCGCCTGAAAGCAAACCGTCGCGAATCGTACGCCCAAATAAATCAGCGTTCTTTTCTGCTAATCCTCTGAAGGCTTTGCTGACAATATCGCCATTCGGTAGGGTTATTTTTGAACCCATCTTTGCAGTTAAATTAAAACTCCCTTGAGCTTGTCTTAATCCATCAACGCCCTTAACGGCCGCCTGTAAATCATCACTAAGAACGTTTGCATTTATATCAGTTGCTTTATTTCTGACAACGGCCTCGGCAAACTTTGGAGACACTTCAACAGAACGAACCGACGAACGCATTCCCGCAGGTAAAACTTTTTTTAATTGTTCTTCTACAAATTCCGATTGAAGTTTTGCAATTCCATCAAGATCTTTTATTAATTCCCTTGAACTACTATTCGACCAACCTTCAAGACTTTTCTTCGTCTGGGCTAATAACGAACGTAAACGAGCCGCCGTATATTTGGGTTGGCTTGCTTTTGGCAGTCTTTCTATTGCTTCAAGCTTTCGAACCGAATCAATAATTATCCGGTTGTAAGACTGAATTAATTCTTTTGAAACTTTATTTTCAAACCGATTTAAGTCCAGAGAATTACGAAAGTAAGTTTCTGGAATTAGATCAGAATAAGGAACCTCGGCCCCGACTTTCCCACGGTCAACAGTTCCGAAAATAGATTTTATTTTAGGAGCCATTTACTTTAATCTTCTTGGTCTACATCTTCAGGCTCCGCAGATTCCTCGTCTTCATCTTCGTTAGCTTCAGGAATTGGCGCTTCTTCTTCCATTGCTGTTAATCCTTCTTGCTGGACGGCCAATAATTCTTCTTCAATTTCGAAATCATCGCCCAACACTTCACCCGCTTCCAATTGCTTCAATAAGGTTTCCTGTGTAATTGCTCCGCTTGTCCATAGCTCCTTAAGACTATTAATTTCTTGAGGATCTAAACGTGAACCGAGGAAGTCCCGATTGACAAAACAATTACCAGACTGCGAAAGGTTTAAATATTTTGCGTGATACATGAGGCAGTTATCAATCAAATCCTGTAGCTGTTGCGCCACGACTTTCATCGTTGAGTCGCCTTGACTCCTGTCGATTTCCTTGGATTTTGAACTTTCTCCCACATTCTTTAACTTGGTTCCCAGTATGGCCGCCATGCCCAACTCGTTGATCTGTTTTTCGATCCGATCTAATTGCGTAAATTGTGCATCAAAAGATTTTCCTTCTGGTTCAACAAAACGCACATCTGAATCAGTTGGGAGGCTTAACGCTTCACTCGGTCCGGCGCTTACTTCCTCCGCGCTTTGAGGGAACCCGAAGAAACACAAAAACGGGACTGCTGAAATATGGAGCTGGTTCGAAACATCAGAGCCGTTTTGATACGAGAGAACATTTAACTGGGCCACGTCACCGAGGGGCGGTCTCGACTCCATAAAATTAACCCTATTGGAATAAGCAACGGCAAAAGGAATTTCAGAAAGGCTTGTTGTTCCTTCATCGTGCAAAGTGAACTCACCCTGCTTGTTCCTTCTGTGTATTTCAAAAGCGCCCGGAGTTAATAGACGAACTTGCTCGACGGTATTTTCTGAATATTCTCCATCAGGTTCGACGACCTTTTCCAAGAGCCTTAACTGTGTAAATTTGCGAGCGCCGTCAATAATTTCAGAACGCCATCCAAGAATTTCCCGAGGGCTGTATGTAACCCAATAAGGACGCCCGCCATTCTTGTCGGCCTCAACTAAAACGCCCGCGTGTCCATAGCGTAATATCGTTCTTGCACAGGTATAAGCCCAAACAGAAAGCTCGTTATTTTGCATATCCACATCAAATAAATCTTCTATTATTCGCGGCGGCACGTCATTCGTTCGAATCGGCTTTCTAATCAACATCCCCGCCAATAGCTTTTCTATTCGTTCGTAATAAGGAGGACAAACAGAACGGCTTAGTCTGCGGTCATAACTTCTTTCATCCTCGCGCTCCATTTGTGGCAAATATTTCCGATGCTTCGCCCTGATGCCCTGCGAACCTGTTAGCAAATCTTCAATGACTTCCCAATAAACTTCTTGATCCAAATAAGCCTGACAAGGCTGTTCGATTCCTCCATCATTGGGCTGCCTTCTATGCTCGTAAATGTTGTAACCGCTATACACTGGTTAATCCTCTGGACGTTATGAACATCATCTTAATTGTACTCATCAATAAATCCTAATACCTGTTGATTTTCCTGCGTTTAGATGTAAAGGATTGAAGCGCCGCCAAATGATATACCCAAGAGCATCGGCGAAATGATCATGCCCCGAATCCTTCGAGGGTTGGCCTTTGTCGTCGTAACTTTGCAGCTCTAAGGACTTAATCATTTCTTTGCATCGCGGATGAATATGGAAACGAATTTGTCCCTTACCATTTTCCAACAATGCTTGAACAGCATTAACGCGGTCAGCAATAGCCGGATTCGACGCCCCGGACTGGTTATATATTTTGTAGTGGCTGAGAATTTGGATGTCGGTCTTGCTGGAATTAGTAGATCTTGCTCCGCCGCTTGCGTCAGGGTATCCATAAACCGTGGCTCGGGGAAATTTCGCCCGGATAGTTTTTCCCAATTCGTCGGTGTCATACGCTCTAATTTCATCGAATATATAAAGTTCTTCGTTTTTGATAACCCCGAGGATTCCCGACATTTTGCCGATATTAAAGTCGATCCCGACGTGAATTATTTCATTTGTTAAGTCGGGTATCTCGGTTGTTAAATGTTTTTCTCTGTCAAATCTTGTGTAGACACAACCTTGAGTGATGTTTACAAACTCCCCGAGAAGATAACTTTTTAAAAGCGAGGGTTCATAGTTGGCCTCTAAACGGTCGATGAAATCTTTCGGTAAATGTTTATTTTCGTAAGTGGTCATTTTTACAAGCTTCCGATCTGTTCGCGCTTGTGCTTCTTCTGTTCCGAAAGTGTTATAAAAAAACCTGAAACCTTCAGGAGTTGAAGCGGCTGCGAATTGCCTCACATTTCCATCCCTTAAACGTGCAAGGATTCTTGGAAAGGCTTGCTGACAAGTCGCCTCTGCCACGACGTCCAACTCGTCGCAAATTACATGCGAAAGATTTAAACCAACGATCCGATTGTAATTTTCAAAAGACCGACAAAGTAACGTCGTCGGCTTTTCTAAGTGCAAAGTATATTCAGGCAACGGTGACGCCCTGAAGCTGTAAGAAATTCCATATTGCTCTAAAAATTCATTAAAGCCCCGGATAAAAATATCGCGGACAAGAACATTGGTCGGCTCAAAAACACACCCGGTATATCCCATGTTTAAGATTGCGAGCTGAACGCATTTTGCAAATAAAGCAAAACTTTTTCCCGATCCATAACCAGCACAAAGCCCAAGAATTTCTGTGGTTGTATCTTCAAAAAAACGAGCTTGGCCTGTATGAAGATCCGCTTGTATTCGTTTTAAAATATCGGCCGAACGTGTTGGGTCTGGCGGAGTAATGAAATCAAAAACACTTTCTTTCTTACAGACCGATTCAACAAGGGAACTCATACAGACATCTCAAAGCGTAGGAGCTTGGCTTGAAGCTCCAAAGATTTCATAGCAACGACAAGATTATTATCTTCTGAGGCTCGGCGCTCGTAATCCTGAAGACGTGCTATTGCGGCAAGTAGAAATTGCGGGCGCTCCATTTCACAATCAATGGACTGAAGAACGCGAGCGCGTTGAAGATATTCTTCTGTCTGTCGAAGTGAGACCTTGAAATTTTCCGCGCAGTATCGGACGATTTGAGTTTTATTATGTCCGCGTAATAAGAGATCATAAACACGATGAACGCGCTTATCTATTTCAATATTGGTTGCTTTTTTTGCGGGCTTTTTCGCCATACTGTCACTATAGACGGCACTGATTAAATTTGAAACAAACTGAATCTTATTAAGATTAAAAGGAAGGGGATGGCATCCGCAGGATAATTGACAACCAATAAATAAAGATGTATACTAATTAAGTCAGCTCGTCACTGACACTTTCAGAAAAAGAACCAACCGAACAACATGACCGACTCGTTTCAATTCTTATCTAAGTTGTTGGGAATGACCAACAGCACGAATAAAAATGAAAGCGCAGTTGCAGAAGCAAAACTTGAAGAGCAACTATTAAAGCGCGGGATTACAAAAGACCAACTTGAAAAAAGAGTTGAAGAAGGGATCGAAGATCCAACATTAAAAGAAGCGATCAATTGGACATGGACAGACGAAAAAGGCCATCAGCATTTTTCAAGAGTCAAACCACATGAACAAATTATCGTTAGCGCTTGTGTTGATTTCTTCAATGGGAAATTAGTTATCGGGAACAGCTACAAAGGAAAATGCTTCGACATCTTCGCGACAAAAGGAAACAGAAAACAGATCGATTTGTATTCAGCCTATTTGATCGAAGCATGTGAAAGGGCATTAAAAGAAGAACGGAAAGGAGTACGCGGCGGATTCGATGCAACATTCAATTCAAGCTTTAGAAAAAATTGGGCTTGGAAAATCCAAAGCAGATTGAACAAGATGAAGGAGGCAGAAGAAAAGGATGGAAGGCGCGAAGTTAAGCAAGGCAAAAAGATCAACGTCAGAGCGATTCAAGTCCGAGGCAAGAATGAAATCGAACAAACAAAAGCGCTTTCATTAAGAGATCAAAAATATCCGAAGTTGAGAAAAGGGACAGGATTCACAATCGGTGGAGCTGGAGCAAATGCAGGAAGACAAGCCGGAGCAAATGCAGGATTAGGCCGTCAGGTATCAGGAAGACAAACCCGGAGAATTGCAGGAGCATAAAAAAGAAGTAAGATCAAGTGAGCTGATGAGCAAAGCGGCTCACTTGATGAGCAGACTTACTTGTTACTCGGATATGCAGATTGGCACCTGCGGATAGCTGAGATCAGTGATGCCATTCCGAACGGCTA